CTCCGGTAAAATTGGTCGAGGGTTCTCCAGTAATTATAAATCGATCTTTTGATATGGATAAATCCTCGACGAATATGTTTTTAATATTATCTGCCGTATGACCAGTCACCGAACGACTAATTTTTGTTAAACTTGAATAATATGTTAGTTCACTAATAGCGATAATATCATAGTATTGAATATCGTATTTCTCGCTATCGCGAGAGAAAGAAGGATATTCCTTAGTTACGAATCGCAAAGAGATCTCCTTCTCGATTTTTGATCCAAGATCCCTTTTTAAGATCGTAAATTCTAATATTTCTTGTCCGCAAAGGCCATAATCCTCAAATAAATTAATATTATCGATAATTTGAAGATGTAATACTAATGTCGGAGAAAAGATTTCCTCGGTGATCGTAAAATTCTTAATTAGTTTTTGTATGTCCGTACTCTTATTACGATTATTTGTTAGAGTAAACGACTTGACCACAAACGCGCCAGGAAACTCGGCAGTTTTGCCATCTTGACCAACACCATATGAGATATTATTAAACATTCGAGTTCAATGCTTTTTTAAATGATTCTTCGAATAATGATATATACGGCGGGTCAATCACTGTGATATTTCGCCTCGACTCATTAATGTTATACTCATTTTGAATATACGAAATGTAGTCGGTATTTGTATTTTTCAATGATGTCATATTGTATTGTTCATTCAATGGAGCGATTTGATTCAACATCAAATCATAATACGATACAGATCGAGCAGATCCGTCATCTTCTTGTTTATAGAAATTATAGGCGGCATTATAAGAATCTTGCCATATATTTGATGGTATAAACAATTGTACAGGATATGTGAACGCAGCAGGGGTATCTATTCGAGTTTTTTCGTAGAAGTAATATGTCGACGGATCAGAAACCTTTAATGACAATAACGCTTTTTCGTTCCATTCGATCTTTAATTGTTCAACATCGGCGTATTGTTCATCGGATGGTGCAAATGTATTTAAGAACTCAAGTTTATAATTCGATACGCTAGAATCAACATTATAGAACGAATCATTATCTATTTTTTCAATCCACAATTGAAGTGTAGAGGCATCATATCGAACGATCTTCGACGAAGCAATGAATGAAGTCGATGAATACGCAGAGAGGTGTAAGTACGGTAGGTACTCTTCATCAAGAGGTAATCCAACGAAAGTGTTATAATACTTTGTATATGAAATAACCTGGGAGGGGATGTCAAAACTTCCTTCGATGGTAAATTCTTGATCTGCGAGCACCAATGGTGTGAATGTCATTACCGAATATTTTCCGTATTCATCTTTGATGAATCGTTCTAATTCGGCATTCGACATCGGCCAATTAAGAATACCTTCTTTTAAGAAATCATTTGTAATAAAGAATGTCCAGTAATAATCTGGATTACTGTATATTTTATTTGATACAATATCCGGTCTTTCTCCATCATTAATATAATATGATCGATAAGTTGTGATGGTATCAATCAACTTATCATCTACGTCGACATTACGAAAGATATCAGTGATCACACGATATACTTTATTATCTTGTAAGTCAAAATACCTATACGGAAACATTGAAAAGAATGACATAATTTATTTTTATAGTTATGGTAAAAAGCCGGTTCCTTCTTTATTCATAGTAAATCTCGGAAGCGAACCATTAGCGGGTGTGATTCCATCATTATTAGGATTAAATAGGGTAACACTCCCTTGGCCAGAACCGGATGATCCAACCGATCCTGGTGGCGTCAAAGGTGCGTTAGATGTTGTACCACCGCCAAGTGCGTTTAACACATTCGTGACTTTCGCCGGAACAAGACCCTTAATACTAAGATTAAGGGGAATATTTTCACCTCGATTCCTCCCATCGGCTCGAAATCCTCCTTGAAGGGATGCGATATCATTCATCGTTAATGCCTTAGTCTCAATGAAAGCAACTGTTATATCTACTTCTAACGGCGCCATATCATTTCTAAACATCTTGCTAGAAGGATTAAAGTTTGTAGAAAGGTTTTGAAGATAGCATTCGTATGGCTGAGGAAGATGTGGTAAATCGCTGCCATCTAAAGATACAAACCGAATCTGCCATTTAGGCGGAAACGATAACATCATATTTGCCTTTCCTGGTATATCTACCGGATACATCCCTGAACGAAAAACATAATGAATGTTTTTAATAGACTGTGATTCCTCGGGAGAACGCGCAATTAGTTTAAATGTAAATGAATGTGTTCGTATATTAATACCATCAAACGTAGTAATGGTGTTCTTATTCATCGATATTTGCGTAACTGCCGAAATACCGGCTTTTATTGCGGCATTATTAGATAACAAACCGCCAGCAAGAGTCGCGGTTTCGGCTCTATCTTGTGGCAATCCTGCCTTTATTGCTTGACCAGCAGCATCAAACCCTTCAGCCCAGCTAGGCGCAGTGATTTCTGAAACGCTAGTACCCGCTCTTACTGCTTGTTGAGCCGCGTAACCGAGTATATTAAGGTCTTGACCACCATACGACATCGCGTCATTCATTTGGACACCCTCTGGCATCGGAAAATATATATTTGTATATCCTTGAATCGGAACCATACACGTAAACCGAATTAGCGGGCGATTAGGCACACTAACAATATCAATCGGATAAAATAAATTATTTCCGCCAAATCCTAGCGAAGAAGGAATAGAGACCGCCTTTTTAATCACGCCAAAGACTTCAGTTTTAACGCTGTCGAAGAAAGATGCCATATACATATTTATATGGCATATAGAGGAAAATACCGGGTAATGAACGCCGAGAAATATGAAGGTGATCACACTCGAGTACAATATCGTTCTCTCTGGGAAAGACAAGTGTTTCGTTGGTTAGACAATAACTCGAACGTTATAAAATGGTCTTCCGAAGAAGTGATCGTACCATATCGATGTAAGACAGATAATAAAATGCATCGATACTTTGTCGACATCAAGGTACAATTTAAAGGAGGTGTGACATACCTCATCGAAATAAAACCAAAGAAAGAGACGATGCCCCCAAAGGTACGTGAGAAGAAGACGCGTGGATACCTAATGGAGGTGATGACCTATGCGAAGAATATCTCTAAGTGGGAAAGTGCCACCGAATATGCCAAGGATCGCGGGTGGATATTTGAAATCTGGCACGAAGATACGATCAAGTCACTTGGCATTAAGCTACTGACGTGAATATAAATAGTCTTTATGGCCAAATCATCGGAGATATTTAGCGACATTCAGAAGAAGTTTTCTTCGACCGGATTAGCGTTAAGGACTGCCGAATCGAAGCAATGGTTTACTGACAACCTGAAGCGGTATAGTTCACTAAATCGACGTAACGTATTAAAAGATCCTAGCCTATTTAAGAGAAACGCGATCGACTCGAAGCCTACAAGTATAGGGAAAATGTACATGTTCATGTATAGTCCAAAGAATAGAGAGACGCTACCGTACTTCGATAAGTTTCCATTGATACTCATGGTCGGCCCCGCTAAAGATGGTTTTTACGGCCTGAATCTTCATTACCTACCGCCGCGCCTACGAGCATTACTCTTCGATCGGCTCCTTCCTTATACAAACAATGATAAGTTCGATCAGACCACTCGATTTCGTTTGACATATCAGTTACTCACATCCGTGTCTAAGTTAAAATTGTTTCAGCCGTGTTTCAAACACTATTTAATGAGTCACATCACTTCTTTTACAATGGAGGTGCCGGCAAATGAGTGGGAAATAGCGATGTTCTTACCGATCGATCAATTTGCATATAAAACAAAAAGCGCCGTCTGGAACGATAGCAAAAAACTAATATCTTAAGATGTCTATTCTCTCATCAATCACCGGCCTCGTCGATACCGCCGAAAAATATATCAATCCAAGTACCATCGACGATTTCAAAAGTACGATTGGTAAACGCAACGGTCTGGCAATGGCCAATCGTTTCTTGATCATAGTACAACCTCCGAGCCAATCGCTTTTAAACTTTAACTTAGGAGATCTTGCAAACAAATTTTTATTAGGTGGTAAGATTAATGTTTCGGATTTTATTAATGATCCTAGGGATATCGCTATGTTATGCGAAAGTTGTTCATTACCCGGAAGACAAATCCAAACTTTAGATTATTCTTCGTATCGTCAATCAGTAAAAGTTCCGACATATTATGCCAATGAGGATGTTCAAATGACGTTTCATCTTACCAACGATTATTATATTCGTAAGGTATTTGATAAATGGCATGAACTCGTTCTCAATCAAGAATCTTATCTTTTAAATTATAATAAAGATTTTTCTGCCGACATTATTATTCAACAATTAAATCCTCAGAATAAGCCAATTTATTCAGTTAAACTAAAGAATGCCTATCCGGTAGGGATTAATAGCATCGCACTAGATAATACAACGAACGACACCACTCAAAAATTAGTCGTACAGATTACATACGAAGATTTCGAACAAATAGGAAATATTTCTTCGACAGTAGAAGGTGTAAAAAACTTTGTAACTGGAGCCCTGAAAAAATTGATATAAATCACAGTATATGGCATTACCAACAATTACCACCCCGAAATATCAATTAAAGTTACCATCAACAGGTGAATCAATCTCGTATCGCCCATTCTTAGTTAAAGAAGAAAAGATCTTACTCATCGCCCAGGAAACGAAAGATCCTAAACAAATGATGGCAGCGATGAGCGACATCATCTCGGCATGTACCTTCGATAAAGTAAAGACCTCTGATATTACTTCATTTGACCTCGAATATATTTTCTTAAAACTAAGAACTAAGAGCGTCGGTGAAAATGCCGATATCAAAGTTCAGTGCGAAAAATGCGAAGAATATAATCCGGTATCGATTAACCTCGATGAAATCACCGTACAAGTCCCAGAAAAGAAAAGTGCCACGATCATGTTGACTGATTCGATTGGAGTCACACTTAAGTACATCACGGCCCAGAAGATGGAAAAGATTACCGGACTAATCGAAACAAATCAGATGGCAGTGTCAACGAACTTATCATCAACTCAATCGAGTCGATCTTCGATGATAGTAGTGTCTATCCCGCTATTGATTCTACACCTGCCGAACTTACACAATTCATCGAATCGTTGAATCGACAACAAATGGAGAAGATCGAGAATTTCATTGGTAATGCTCCTAAGCTTCAACACATTTGCGAATTTAAATGTAGCAAGTGCGAAGAAGAAAATTCTATCACCTTACAAGGAATTCAGTCTTTTTTCGAATAAGCCTCTCGCATGAGTCATTAGAGAATTTCTATCAAACGAATTTTGCTCTGATGCAACATCATAAATACAGCCTAACGGAATTAGATGATATGTTACCGTGGGAGAGGGAAATTTATACCGCATTACTCATAGAACATCTAAAAGAAGAGAAAAGAAAGAACGACGCTTCTAAACACTAATACGAATATGGCACAACGGCGCGGACCAACACAAGGATTATTGCTTCAAGATGTAATCCTTGAATTACAAATCTCTAACGAAAATGTATCTGGAATAGAAACCGGTGTATCTATGTTAGTCGATTCGGTTTCTTCGCTGTCTTCATTGACTAAAAAGAATGATGACGTCGTTCTAGGTAACGATGACGAGATGCTATACGCCTTAAAGAGTATAGGAATGGTAAATCTTGGTATGTTGGATACGCTAAATCGACTATATAGATTTTTCATGAATAATGATATGATTCGCGCTGAGGAACATCGTGATTTAATCGAAGCGATCGAGGATATAGGCGACGATGGTAAAATTAGACCCGTACTCGGAGGGTCAAAATCAAGTGGACTCCTTGGATTATTGGGCGGAGTCGCTGCTTTAGGCTTAGGATTTTTATCAGGATTTTTTGAAAAAATCAAGAGCATGGTGTGGTATACAAAAATGATCGATTTTTTCACAGATATCGGAACAAAATTTACTCGTATCAAAGCGATTGTGACTGGATCTAAAATCTACACAATGATAGAAGATGCATTTTCGAGGATGGGGAAAATCTTTGGAGGAATTGGTGCTTTCCTCGGTAAAATTGGTTCATTCTTAGGAAAAATCCTTGAACCAGTATTTGATGTGATTCGTAAGATGCCTATCAGTCAATTCATTAACGAAGCAATCAGTCTAATAAGTAAAGTATTTGGATTCATCATAAAACCAATTAAATTTATTATGGGATTCTTAATAGGGGGTGTCGGAAGCGGGTTCTTAAAAACGATGTTTAATATCGGTAAAGGTCTTGCAAAGGTATTTAGTAAACTCCTCATACCGATAACGATTATCATGGCAATCGTAGAATCCGCCATAGGCGCCTTTGAGGGTTATAAGACAGGTGGAATAATGGGTGCAATCAAAGGCGGTCTGAAAGGACTCCTAAATAGTTTAATCGGATGGCTCATTGATATTCCAAAAGATCTCATCTCCTGGATGCTTAATATGTTTGGTTTCGAGAATGCCTCGAAATGGCTCGATAGCTGGAATTTTGCGAGCCTATTTGATGATCTCTGGGAAATGTTTTCTGGATTATGGGATACAATACTTTCTACAATTTCTACAATCACTAATTGGTGGGAAAGTTGGTCTTTCGAAGGAATTTGGCAAGGTATCAAAGATTTTTTCTTTGGAATCTGGGACGGAGTTATTAATTGGTTAAAAGGTGTAGGAGGACAACTAGGTAGCGTATTAGGAAATTCTAAAGATTTCATTGAAAACTTTTATAAATCGATACTTAGAGAAATCTTACCGGATAGATCGGAAAACCGCGAATGGTATGATCCGATCGGGATGGTTGCTATGGCTATTCCTGATTCTGTATATCAATGGGCAAATTCGCCCGTATCGACCCCACCAACTATTTCTACAAATATGCAAATGACGCCTAAATCGTCTGGACAAAATTTAGTAGCAAATGGTGGAGGATCAACTGCTGTTATTAATAATTACACCACTCATAATTATCAAAATTCAACGAATGTGACGGCAAATAATGGAGGATCGAGAGGGACGGCATCGCCGCGCTATTCTCCAGGAGGATCCTCTATGCCGGAATAAAAAGCGGTGGTTCAATGAAGAACCACCGCTCATACTTAATCTAATTCAAAGAACGAATTAGCCACGTGCCAGTTTGGCAAAGTAACTAAGGGTATCGTCTTCTTCCTCTCCGCCGGCATTGCCGCCGACAGATTCTGGTTCGGGCTCAGAAGAAACGCGACCGGCCGGAGCAGCAGCACGAGTCTCATCGAGAGTGACGGCTTCTGCTGTGGTCAGTGTCTCGCTGAACGCCTCTTGACCCAGGACTTCGCTGAGCTTACGCTTCAGTTCCGCATAGGTCTTATAGTTGGCAGGATCAGTGAAGTCCTTGAGCGAATAGATCGCGTTGTAGACATTCTCCAGACGAGTCTCGTCACCTGCATACAGTTCCGAGGCGCCATCAAATTCTGACTTATCGTAGTTACGATAGCCTTCGACCTGACGAATCTTGAGCTTGAAGTTTGCACCTGCCCAGAGATCGAATGGATTGATCGGCTTCTCATCCTGGAACTGGGGTTGCATGATGTCCATGACTTTATCAAAGATTTTCTTTCCGTACTTGTAAAGGAAAACTTTACCTTCATTGGCCGGATTCGAAGGATCGCTGACGACTAGGATGTTCGAGACATAGTGCAAGCGACGCTTACGAATACGAGCGATTTCCTTATCTTCTTCGCGACCAGAATTCCAGAGCACTGAGTTGATCTCGCTGACAGGATCGGGTTGACCAATAGATGTCAATGAATTCTCAATGTACCAACGACCGGTCGGTCCTTTGAAACCGTGATCCCAGAAGCGTACCCAAGGAAGATCTTCTCCTTCTTTTGCGGGAAGGAAACGAATGATTGCATATCCGTTTCCGGCCTTATCTACAGTAGGACTCCAGAGACGATCGTCTCCATAAGTCTTAGTGGTGTTACTGATCTTTTCCGCGGCACTCACGAGTTTATCGATGGAGGCGGAACGATTTTGTTTTAGTTTTTCGAACGACATATTATTACGGTGTATATTGGGGTTGTGTTGTTGTATTGCGGAGTATAACCATTCATCTGGTCAGGTGTCTATTGTACCATTTTCTTAGGCTCATGTAAATGTTTTAATTACAGTGAGCTTACTTTTTTCTATATTGACACGAGACTCGATGAAAGGTTTGTAACGAATCATCTTATGGAACATTTCTTCAAACATTCCTAAGGGATCAATTACGACTTTATTTATCCGAGGAATAAAGTTCAGGAGCACGTCGAGTACGACCACGGACTCGAGCGAGATTTTTTGAGATTGATAAAGTTCGATGATCAATGGTGTGGATCGATTTGAACTCGGATTGAAGGCAGCATCGAAATCGCATGATCGCTTTTCACAATGTTCCTTGAGTATAGAGACATCTTCTCCGAAGGCATAGTCTAACCGCTGCATTCGAGAGATCCAATTCATTGGTGCCGAGTCATTCATCGTCCCTACCCAGGAATTTCCTTCTAGATAATTCGCTAAAAAGAACGTGATCAGGTCCTGTTTCTTTGGGTACTTCTTGGCAACTTTCTCGAAGAAGTACCTATCCTTTCGGGCATTGAATGCGCTCTGACTCAGCCTAGGACCTTTGAAGTTAAACTTAAAAGCATCGAACGTTCCCTTATCGAAGTGAAGCTTGATCGACATATAGGTCGACCAGGCATCGAAGGGTGACATCCGCGTTGGTGGCATTTGTTGTGTTAAGGTACTCAATCGTCGAAAAGTGTATTGATTCTGGGAAGGATATTGTTGCGCTGAGCCTCTGCTTCTAGTTTCTCTCGAAGGGAACCTGTAACGATCTTTGCCATATCCTCGGCATCGATGCCGGTATCGTCACAGATATGAATGATCGATTCAAGGTAGGTCATATGATCTCGTGATACGAGCCTCTCGACTCGGGCCGATAATTGTTCTGTGGTTAGTACTACCACCTTTGGGGTGGTGGTGACTGATTCTTTTTCTGGGGCAAGTGGTGACATGATGTGTTAGATTTTGGATTCGATGACTCGTAGCAAGATAATGTGTTCGTTAATTCGGCCATTAGGCGCTTTCTTCTTGATCTTAGGATCGTCGAAGAGTTTATCGAGTTGCTTAGGTGTGCTAGAGATAATTGAGTTGAGAGTCGCCGATGGCTTCCTGAGCGTCGTGGTGAAGCTCAGCGAAGGATCAAAATTCTTGATCGAACATCCTTTGACCTCGAACCCTGCTGCTCCCTTGGCCTGATAGAC